CATATCGTATAGCTTGTTCCCAAATCCGAAACCCGCCATGGCCCCGCCCAAAGTGGCTGTGTAAGGATTGGCGGTGCTTGGCCTTACTTGACCTATATTGGGAAGACCGCCAAGTAATGCGTTGAAATTGCCGTATTGTTGCATGGCAAAATCACGTTCACGTTCAAATCTATCGCGATCGGCATCGAGTTGCCCTTGCGCATCTGTTTGGAACGCACCACCAGCGCCAGTGATCATGTTTCCAATCGTTGGACCCATGCCAAAACCAATGCCGTAGGTGTTCTTTAAACCGGCGTTTGCTTGCATCATGTTATTGATGTCTTGCGTGTTGGAGCGCAAATATTGATCCGTCAGATTGCTGTAGACGTCAGATGCGACTTTGGCGCGTCGATCATCAAAACCACGCTGAGCGATTGCTTGGTTTACAAAATTCCTAGATGAATTTGTGTTGTTTGTGCCAGACGCGCCGAGTGCCATGCCTGGCAGTGTTTGTTCTTCCAGACGCCGTTTGCTGTCCAGCATAGCAGCATCAATCAGAGACTGCGCTTGGGGTGAGCTTGTTGCATATCCAATGGCATTGTCGAGGGTGGGTCCTGACGCACGGTTGAAAATGTTTTGGTAGTTTGTGCCAAAACCTTGTCCCTGGTTCATGAAGTTTGCGGCGTTACCCATTTGGCCTTGACCAAAATTAGCCAGGTAATTGTAGCCTGAAGCTGCCATAGGGTTCATGCCAGCGTAGGTTTTGCCTGTGTATGGACCAGCCGCTAGCGCGTCATTCATCGCCTTTTCAGCGTTAGAGTAAAGACTGCTGTAGTAAGGCTCTTTCAGGTTGTAGGGACGCATTTGTTGGTTCACGGCGTATGCGTCTGCGCCCGCTTGGGTTTTGGCCGCTTTGTTACCGAAGTAACCGCCTATGAGGCTGCTGCCGATACCGGCTGCAATTGCTTCCCATGCCATATTATTATTCCTTTTGTGTGATTACACTGCCGCCCAGGCTGTGCCGTTGTAGACCATCAAGCCAGTAGATCCGTCGCCGAGTGGGTCCCATGGTGAGACCGCATAACGAACCATGCCTTTGACTGGGTTTGCAGGGGGTGCCTCAGCTACTTGGATGGCAGCATCAGTCACCGTATTTATTGATTGCTCGATACGCTGCAGCTCATCCTGGATGTAGCGACGTAGTCCCTCTTCAAACTCGGGAAACTGTCGTCGGGCGTATTTTGTGACGAGTTGATGTGTTTTGTCAGAAAGAGCCATGACTAGCGGCTCCCTGTTGGAACGACATTTATGTCAAACCCAGACAGCTCGAAGTCTTTGTAATCCGTAGGCCCCAGTGTCATTTTGTAAGACAAGTAACGCCCAGCTGCTCTTGCATCGATCTTGTGATCGCTCGCAATGTCGAATGTTGTGGCTGCACTATAAGTTGGTGTGTCCCTTGGGATTTCAGATGCACCGAAGTTAAATGTCAGGGTTGTGTCACCTGTGTTGATCGTATCTGCCTGTGGATATAAACGTGTGACGACAACATAATTAGAAGCAGCTGATCCGGCTTCATCTAGATCAATGCCTGTCCGTTCGAGAAATGGAGGCTTGGTAGCTTCAGTGTCCAACTGGAAACCGATTTTACCTTCATCTGCTAAGTCGACACCATACATCTTATCACTTGTGATGCCGTCTGCAGTGACATCCTCACCGACCATTATCGTGTGGCGGTCATAGCTATCCTCTTGGTCATAGTAGCTTGAGCCTACCAATTCATATGTCAGGCCGGTTGCCGTCGCATAAGTGGTAACGCTGTTCACATTCGCAGTGGTTCCCGCTGAGACGTTGGGTAAGTCCATGAAGGCCCAGGTGTTGTTGCGAAGGTTGAATACTGCTGCGCGATTGCAACGATTTGCATTTGGAAACGCAACGTGTGCATCGCCTGACTGATAGCAGAAGTAGATTTGCGATAGTGCCTCATCGAGTAAGACAAAACAGCGGTCAGAGTTTTGTGTGTTCAAACCTTGGTAGATGAAGCTTCGGACGCGCTCGTCACATATAGATTGGCGAGTCGTGCCGTCATGGGCATAGATATCCTGGCTCCCAAACACAAAATGCTTGCCCTCAAATTCGCAAAAACAATTCTGATTAATTAATCCTGCATCTGTGAACAATTTCCTGAAGTTGAATATCAAGCTGCCGCCAACAAATTCCATGCTCCAAACTTGGTCACTCGAATAGATGATGAAGTTTGTTCCAAGAGTTCCCCCATCGACGATTGCCGTTTTCATTTGAACTAGGTCATTGAAACCAGCTGACTTGGTTGTATCCGTGGCGTCCCAACTGTCAGGGATGCTGTTGGCGCTGACCAAATTCGACCACCTCACCCTGTTTGGATAATTGGTCGACGACTCAGTCATAGACAGCCCAAGCAGGAAGTCACCGTAGGATCGGAGAGACTTGGCTCTCCAGTTGCTGTCCCAGTTTGTTAGGTCAGCAAAATTGGTTCCTGCTGATGTCCTGTAGACTGGAACCCTG